TCTAAAAATAAATGAAAAAACTACTTGACATTACTAACGAATCATGTCATAATGTATATATGATGAAAAATATAGAGGGTTATTATTATGGGTAAAGTTAAAAATATGATGATGGATATTGAAGAATTTGTCTATGATTTTGTAGATGAATACGGAAATATTGTTGATAAAACTAACACTTGGGAAACCATTAAATCTGCTGCATATGAAAAGTTTCCAGCGTCTAACAGTTGGATTGACGATATAATTTTGTATGCCAAAATACAATCTGAGGACTATATTCTATGATAGAAACTTCAATCGCAATGGCTATTACCTTTGGTGCTTGTATTGCAACGTATTTTTGGGGACGTTCAGAAATAACAAGTAAAAATATTGATCAGATAACTATAAATATGTTGGAAGTGTTGGACAAAGGTGGTTATATAAAGACTAAATTGAATGACGGAGAAATAGAACTTGTTAAACTCAGCGATTAAATTAGTTTTCTTATGTTTTTTAGTATATCTTTTGTGTAGTTTATTACTACTCACTATACTTTTTTTCGATGCATATGATGTGAGTTGTTTTTTAAAGGGAATATGATTTGAGAAAAGATAGAGAAAAAAGTGGAATGTCTGTACAGGTTAGAAATAATGATGTCAATGGAGCAATGCGTGTATTAAAGAAGCGTATGCAAACTGAAGGAGTTTTTAATGAACTTCGGGAACGTCAAAGTTTTCAATCTAAAGCAGAAAAACGTAGACTAGCAGACGCAGCTGGTAGACGTAGATGGTTAAAAAAAGTGGATAAATTGAAAGAAGAAGGACGATGGAATGACTAGGAAAAGAATAGTTGCAAAGACCACAGTTAATGATGGGTGGGTACAACCTAAAGTTCGTAAGAAACGTAAACCCATGACAGAAGAACAACGTACAGCTGCAGCTGAACGTCTTGCAAAGGCAAGAGCTGCAAAGGCCCCTGCAAAGAATCTTAACATTTGTCCAGAAGTATTGAATCTACCAGATGACCATACTCTTTCTGCAAGGAAAGTAAAAGAATGGATTAAAACACAAAAGGAACTTATTAGTTCGTATCGACAAGAAGTTCGTAGAGATGTAAAGGGTTCAGTAGCAAGACTTGCAAATAGTGAAGGTTATGTTCGACATCTACAACACTATCTAAAGTGGGGGGATTACTGTGATGATTTCTATGGTGAGCATCAAGAGAAGAGGGTTAAATGGCAGACGATAAGACCATCAGCAACAACGTAGTCAAGGGCCCTTGGAAGCGGGCTAAAACAATAGAACCAGCACAAACAGATAAAATGTATAATGACATAGCATGGTCAGAAGAAGTAACTGAATCTGTTATGATACCTTTAATACATAATCTTGCAGAAAATGGTGTTGATGTTAAATCTGATATGTTTGTATCGGAAGTTGGGTTTATGAATGAAATAGTTAAGTCTATTTTATTTAGAACTATGGGTTATGGCCATAACATGACAGATTTGATTGGTGTTTTAATGAAAACAAAAACTGAATCAACTGAAGATGTTTATTCTTCATTTGACCAAGAATTGGTGCAACACATAATTGAAAGTGGAAGAGATGATTTGGGAGATGAACCAGCGTGATAATTATTGATATGAACCAAATATCATTAGCCAGTCTAATGATGCATTTGCATATGACTAAATCAAAAGAACCAGATGAGAATATGGTAAGACATATGATTCTCAATTCTGTTCGTATGTATAGGAATATGTTTAATGAAAAATATGGTGAGATTATTCTTACTTACGACTCCAAACATTATTGGAGAAGAGATTTCTTTCCACAATATAAAGCTGGACGTAAGAAGGGTAGAGAAAATGATGATAAAGATTGGGATGCTATATTTGAAGTTCTCAACAAAATAAAATCAGAATTTAAAGACAATCTACCATATAAGTATCTTGAAGTATATGGTGCTGAAGCAGATGACATTATTGCAACTCTTTGTAAAAAGTATCAAACAGAAGAAGTTATGATTGTATCTGGAGACAAAGATTTCATTCAGTTACAGAAATATTCTAATGTTAAACAGTATAGTCCAATTACCAAGAAGTATATAAATGGACATGATCCAATCACCTATATAAAAGAACACATATTAAAAGGTGATACAAGTGATGGAGTACCAAATGTGCTATCACCAGATCATACCTTTACAGAGGGGTTGAGACAAAGACCTCTGAGTAGAAAGAAAATTGACACTTGGATAGATATTGATATGGAAGATATGACTGATGAAGTCAAAAGAAATTATCAAAGAAATGAAAAACTTATCAGCTTAGATAAGATACCAGAGGAGCTCGAAGAAGAGATTCTTAGAGAATTTAGTGAGGCTCCTCATGGTGATCGTAGCAAACTACTAAATTATTTTATACAAACAAGACTAAAGAGTCTTACTGAAACAATTGGAGAATTTTAAATGCCAGAACAAAACTACACTATGCTTTTCTCAGAAATACTAGATAAAGTATCTAAAGCAAAAACTAAAGAAGAAAAGGTAACAATACTAAGAGAGAACAATACTGATGCACTTCGTATAGTTCTTAAATCATCTTTTGATCCAAAAATTGAATGGGTGTTTCCAGAAGGCACAGTTCCATATACACCGAATGAAGCACCAGCTGGAACAGAACATACAATGCTTGCATCTGAAGCAAAGAAACTATGGCATTACATTAAGGGTGCAGATAATGCAACTAAACAACATCAAAAAGAACTTATGTTCTTTCAGTTGTTAGAAGGGTTACATTCATCTGAAGCAGAACTTATATGTCGTGCAAAGGATAAAAAACTTCATCAAATATATAAGGGATTATCTTCAAATGTGGTTAGAGAAGCGTTTGGTTGGAATGAAGAATTTGTAGTTCCAAAACCAGATGAATATCCACAATCTCCTGGCATGGCCTCTGGTGCAGATAGATAAAATTAGCCCTTGACTCTGTAAACGAATCATGTTATAGTATATACATAAGATAAGTTAATAGAGAGAGAAAAAAATTATGTCAACAAGAGTTATGAAAAAGTTTGAAAGTGTCGCTGACGGTATTGATAATATGGTTGCAGCTGCAAAATACGACTACACATTATCTAATTTTAATGAGCAAATGAATGAAAAATTTGCAAATAGTTTTATGATTAAACAAGGACAGAAATATATTAAGATAGGCAAAAAGTCTAGCTGTTCTAGTAAAATGGGTTCTGTCTGGGGATTTGTCGTAAACACTGATGATGATGTAAAGTTCAAAAAAGGTGATGTATTGAAACCAGCTGGTTTTAATGCTCCTGCTAGAAATGCTGCTCGTGGAAATGTTTTAGAAGGTGGATTCAGTATCAGTTGGACTGGCCCACACTATTTGATATAAGGAAGATTGATTATGTATAAAGAAATTTTGAAAAATATGATGGAAAATAAGTTAGAAACATTTGTTGAATTTATGTTTGTAGTAACCATCTTTGGTGCTGGTTGGGTTTTTCTGGTGGTAACACATTAAAGTTAGATTCGGTTAGCACCTCTCTCTCATCATCATAACGCTAACTGAATCATTCTATCTCAATGAGTATATTATGATGAACGTGAAAACATTGAGATACAAGGGGGGTTGACAAGGCCCCCCTTTTCTGTTATAATAGGTACATGATGAATTATGTAGAAGTTATTGGTGGAACTAAAAAACAACGTACTCTTACAGAAGATGTTGTTTTTTGGTGTATTGAGAAAATGATGCCAAGAATGAAAACACTTGAAATTGAAATTCAGTTAAGTAAGCTTGAAGAAGGTCGATATGGTTTTTGTATGGAACAAGATCGTAATCGTGAATTTCATCTTGAGATATCTAAGGATTGTGATAGAGATGAATTTATTACAAGCATATGCCATGAGATGGTTCATGTAAAACAATATGCTCGTAATGAGTTTAGTATAAGAGAAGATAGTGGTGGAAAAAACTATTGGGAATTGCCTTATGAAATTGAAGCATATGAATTGCAAGAAACCTTATTAAAAGAATATAAGGACAAAATATGAGAGTAATCAAAATAATAATTATTGCAGTTTGTCTTGCATTTTTGGCAGGCGCTCTAGGATCTTTAGCAAGAGCATCAGAAAGTCCAGCCATGTGTCTTGCAAAAAATATATATTTTGAAGCAAAGAATCAAGGAACTGCTGGTTGGGCTGCAGTTGCATCTGTTACATTGAATAGAGTGAATGATACCAGATATCCAAATTCTATATGTGAAGTG